CCAGGAAGACAACGTATTTCGTCGAGTCCTGTACCGAGGACACCTCGATCTGGTAACTCTGGGTGGGCTTGTTTGCCAGTCGGCCGATCTTGAAGCTCGTCGGCCTCGGGCTCTGGGAGAGGAGTGCCTGGGCGGCGAGATACTCTGGATCCGTGGTGGCGAACCCGTCCGTCACCAGCCCAGCCAGGGAGGTATAGGTGCGGGCCCTCTCCGCAAACGAGGCGTTAGCGGACAGGATCATAGGTGTACCAAAGCCGGCCCGGGTGACCCCCTGCGACTCGGCTGTGATTGTGACGTTGACAATTCCTGCTAGGGACATAGGTTTAACTCCTAAGGCAATTCTATGGGCAGATCCAGGGTAATGCTAGTTTCCGTGAGTTCTACGGTAGCAATGTACCCCACTCGTTCCGATTCGGTGTGGTAGGCCGCGATCTGGAGATCAGCAAAGGCCCGGGGTTCAAAAGTGGCGGACACCTCGCCCCCAAGGGAGGACACACCTCCGCTTGATAGCAGCGAGATCTTGGCCGCAGTTAGTGTGTCGCTGGGCGTCGGTAGCGCGAGGCGAACGATGGCCCGCTCTAAGTCACCTGCCGGATCGGCGAACTCGTCACCTATTCCTGCGTACCAAGTCACTCGCCAGGTGTAAACAAATAGCTCCTTGACGGAAGCCTCGATCTCCTCTCCAGCCGGCTGGCCTAGGTCCGCGGCTGAATAGGACCGGGCCGGAGGCCCCTGGGACCTAGACGAGGACAGTGATAGTGTGACATATGGGTCTCTCGTGGCGTCCCCGTCTGGGTCTGGCCGAGACACGTTCCCGCCTTCCCAGCGCACGCGATCGCCAGCAAGGCCGGAGGCAGCTACGAACGCCCCATGGAGAGCGGTCAAAAATGGTGCCCTGGGGGAACTCATAGCTTCAACACCATGGCCTTGTAAAAAGGCCCGTCCGAGGACCAGTTCTCTAGGTGGGACACCTCGTAGACGTCCCCGTCAATAGTGATACGATCGGGCTCTTCGCCTCCGCCACCGGTTCGTAGGGCCGTCCTAGTCCAGACCCACAGGGCCCGGGTTACGGTTTTACCCTCCAGCAAGTAGCGCACGTCCTGTCCGCTGGCCGGCTGGACATGGGCGTCTATGGTGAAGTTGGACTCCGACCTAGATCCGACCATGCCCCCGGTAAACGTCGGAGTGTCGGCCCTGGTGACGGTATAGGTGCCAGTCACGTGGCGGTCTATGACAATAGCGACGCTCAACGATCCACCTTGTGGGTAATAGAGGCGATCATGCGTCCGGTATCCACTAGCGTCCGGGCCGCACCCTTAGCGCCGGCCCTGGTAAGGGCCTCTTTTCGCCTAAGGGTCTCGGCGGAGTTAGGTGGGGGAACCTGTGGGCCCTGGGTTACGAATGACTTGATCATGTTGGACCCCTTAAGTCCCAAAATATCCATCGCCCGCTCTGTCGACAACCTGCCACCATAGACAGCCTCCGCCAATAGTGTGAGGTCCTTTGCTAGCTGGGTGGAGTATCTTGGCGTGTCGAAGGTGGCACGTATATGGGATCGCTCCGGAATAGGCCCGCTACCGAACTCGTGTATCGCGCCTAGCTGTGCGTTGGTGAGCCCACCGCGGTCCTCGGCACCTCCCTCTTTATCAAAGTAACCGACTTTCGCGTGATACTTATCAGCGTCTTTTACGGCCTTCAGTAGGCGCTTAAGCCCCTTATCGGCCTCAAGTAGTTGGAACTTAAAGCTCACGACGTTACCAGCCTGTAGGCCGGCACGGTTTTGATAAGTTCTATGTACTGCCGGCCGTATTCGGTTGTCCCCAGGCCGCCCATACCGGTGGATACAGCGTAGCTGATCGAGATACCGCCTACGGACTCGGAGGCCACCGGGCCCCCGCCAGCGCTCGCGCTACCGATCGCCATGGTGCCAAAGTGTGCCGCCAGTAGGGACGCGGCCAGAGTGCCCTTACCGGTGCCCATAGTGTCAAAGTCGACCACCTCATTGACGTAGGCCAGGATCATAGTCCGGCCGTCTGTATTTACGGAGGACATGCCTGGGGCTACGGACAAGACGTTATCCCAGTCGATCGACATTCCGCTGGTAACCCTCCTCCTTCATGTCGGGATCTTTGATTGCGTTGATCTGAAAGTCGATCAGGCGCTTGACTGTGGGAGGTAGTTTTTTGTCGCGCCATGCGTAGAGGGTGTCCAGGTCGAAGGTCTTTTTAACCATGTTCTGGGCCTTACGGGCGGACATGCGCTCGATCTTGACGTTACCGTGGAACACAAGCTCCTCGTCCTCGAACTTAACCTTCATGACTGGGTGGTTCCGTAGGTAGTCGGCGGCCTCCTCGCTAACCTCGTTCATACCGGGGACCAACCTGCCGGTCACGGTTCGAGGCAGTCGGCCTTTTTCGTCCCGGGCCGTTGGGTCTAGGTGGGCCAGGCTGTAGCCGATCGGGGACATGGTCTTGTTTTCAATAGTAGGCATGCGAAGTCTCCTTTTGGTGTCCGTCCTTTATCACGAAAAAGCGCAACCAGGGGGCCGATATGGCAATCGGAAAGGAGGACACAAACGAAAGGTTGGGCCCCCTGGTGCGCAGTTTTGGGTTTAGATTCCGTCCCCGTAGGCCATGGAGTGAGGGTATGGCATGACCACACCACCGATGCGACCATGGCAGGGTACGCGGTACTCAAGGTTGATCTCCTGGGGCGGGAATTGCTCGAACTCCTGCGGGATAATGCCCTGTACGTAGTCGGGGTCCTTATAGTATGCGACCATGCGATCGCTGGGGCCCGATCCAGCGCCGTCCAGCTTGTCCCACGAGGCGACCTCGGTAATGTATTGCGAGGTGTTAAGGAAGTGGGTCAAGATCGTATCGTTGGACCCGTCGCCCATGCGGGTGGTGGCGGCCAGGTTGTATTGCTCAAGGGGCAGTAGCAGGGTATTGGGTTGCTCTACTTCCTTAGTAGAGGTGACGATCCAGTGCGCGATCCCGTGCATATCGCGAACGATCTGGTCCGGGGTCTTGGTAGACCACAAGGTGGAGGTCCCGGTCCCGTCGTTGGGCACGGTGTACGTCAAAGCGTTGGGCTGGTTCAAGAGCCCATACAGGCCGGCTACAGAGTCACCGGTGGCAAGGATCTCATCCACCTTGACCTCAAATGCGCGGCGTGCAGCGTTGGCCTTGAGTTGTGGGAGCCCAATGCCCGCCTTCATGGACCGGCGAATGTCCATAATGTCGTAGCTGTAGCTGTTACCCAGGCTGTAGACGTTCGTGGTGAACTTCTTAGCCTCAACCTCTGCCTGCGGAAGATCGTCCGCGTAGGACGCGATCAGCTTAGCGGTGCCGAAGTGGCTATATTGGTAATAGGTTACCGTGTCTGCGCCGGAGTCTACCGACGAGTCAACGGGGACAAAGCGCCGGGCCTTGAGCTGGGGGTAGCGCTTGTCATAGGTCTTAGAGCGAACGTGCTCTAGTTGTTTGTTAAGGAACGCCGACTCGGTTGCATCGAGTCGGACATACTGGCGTTGGGGGTGTTTCATGATATCTCCTAAAATTTAGTCTAGGCTAGCTGGCCCTTACGCCAGGGAATTAGTGAAGTCGAAATCGACAGGGACAAGCTCGCCGACACCGCAAGACTCCGCGTAGCGCATAAATGCGGTGGCGTCTATAGTTTCCATAGACACGGTTGCGTTTCGAACCGCGCCCTTAGCACCCGATCCAGCGTAGCGCACGTGGCATCCTTGACCTTTAGTTGCTGCCGTTTCCGATACCATCCAAAGGCGCCCCTTGCGGCACACGGACACCATGTTACCGGCCAGAACGCCGGTGGTTCCCAGCGCGTCCTCGCTCATATGGACGTGGCGCACCACACCCACTAGCGGGTCACTAGAGGCTGCAGGTAGTAGTGCCTGGTTATCAGCCGTGCCTTTGGCCACTACATGGCCGAATGGGAGTTCCTCCTCGGCAAAGTAAGAGTCTACCTCTTGCTCCGAGAGGTCGTACGGTGCACCCTCAATAGCGGCGCCCATCTCATTATAATCAGTTTGTGACATAGTTTTTATTACCTTAGTATATGGTTATATGGGGTTAGTCTAGTTTCCGGCGTCTACCTGCCAGGCGGAGGCCTGATCCTTGATCATGCGGGCCCGGGCATCGTCGGAGCTATCGCCGGAGTCGGCCTTAGCTACTGTGGAGGTGGCGTTGAGGTCGGCCTCGGCTGCGCTAGTGGCCTCGGCGGACTCTACAGCGGCGTCAAAACGTGCGGACACGTAGTCGTCTGTCCTGTCCGAGAGGTCCGCTTTGGAGACCTTCGCCAGTGCCTCGATCTGTACGTCCCGCTCTGGGCGGCCGGCTAGGTCGGCGTCTGGACCCAGCAACGTGCGAGCACGGGTCTCGAATTCTACGCGAGCCTTGACTAGTTCGGCCACGCGCTCCGGAGAGGTCGCGTCCTTACGGGCGGATCGCTCTTTTTCGAGTTCCTCTTGGGCGGAGTCCAGCTTAGCCTGTAGCTTTTCACTAGCCTCGGCAGACGCATCACGCTCCGCAGTCACCTTTGCGGCCGCAGCTTGATCGTTGCGGATCGCTTGAGCCAGTTCTGGGGCGACCTTGAACTCGATCCCCCCAACCTTGATAGTTTCTTCCATGGTTTGCTCCTGTTTAGGGTCTTGGGGGATCATACACGCCCCATCAAGTCTAACGCTGATATCACTTCCCGCGCGTCCCCGGGACACAATGGCGACATGATTGCCGCGGATATTCCGTTGGATTGCATCGTATCGCTCGCCGTTGATCTCCCCAGGGGTATGATCCAGTTCGCACTCATACCCGCAAGATACCTGCACCTTACCACCTTGTAGTTTGGACACGAGGTCCGCGTCCGTCACCAAAAGCCTAGACCGTACCTTATCGCCGTCCTGGCTAGGTGCCTCAACCGTACCTTTCTGGAACTTAATGGTATTCTCGGCAGTTAGTAGTTCGGAGGGGTGATCGTCGGTAACCGGCACCAGTGCGAACGTGTCCAAACTATCTGCCTTAAAAACCTCGTCCGGTGGGCGGTATTCGCGGAACTCCGTACCGTCGGGGTTCCGATAGACGAACACCCCTACACGTGTTAGGTAGGCCTCGGCACGCAGCCACCCGTTATCCAGGCGTTGCGGCGATCGTAGTTCGCCCACGTCGTATCGCTTGACGGTCATGCACCCACCATGGTTTACCAGATCCTCAAACATTGCAAATTTCCACTATAGTCCGTGGACTCCGTTGATATATGCCTTCGCCGCAGCTAGGGCGTCGGTGTTAACCATTGAGTCCATGTAGATTCCATTCATGCCGTAAACCCCGTAGATCTTACCGCCCCAGTTATAGCCACTGGATCCTATGCCTAGGACGTGACTGTCGAGTGCCGCATAAGTGGCTACTGATTTATATTCGGATTCCCCTACAGACATCATGCGCTTATTATCAGAGGCCCTACCCGAAGCTATAAATAAAAACTTCCCCGAGGGAATCTCTACCCCCGAGGGTGCGAATATCCCATCGGCTAGCGCGTTCCAGTAGAGTTGCGTGTTCGGATTAGTGCCGGAAGACGGTACAAGGATCGCGCCCCCAGGGATATCGATCAGCTCTTGCCCGCTCTTATCAGGATCATCAAACTCCACCACAACAAACATCGTGAAGTGGGGTTGGTGTAGTAGCTCGGATCCCGCGTCGTCAAAGTGGAGTCCGGTATCCCCCACTTGCCTTACTACGTGGGATCCGACTACCCCGGCCCAATCCACCGAAGCTCCGCCGTTCTGTTGCAGTAGTTTATAGGTGCCAGTGACATCCGGCCAACCGCCGGACGAACTAAGTCCACCGCCGGGAATATCGCTAGGTGCGAATTCGAATTCCGATGCTTGTCCGAACCCACTAACTGCGCTTGCAAAGCCGCCACCGCCACCGCCACCACCACCGCCACCACCGCCACCGCCGGTAAGAAGTCGGCGGAGCATTCCAGGTAGTTGTACTAGCTGCCCAGGCCCGCTCATGATCCGCTCCGTAGCATAAGAGGCTCCCCGCGCTCTATACTATCGCGCGCCTGGCATAGCGCCTCTAGGCACTCGGCCGGGATTTCGTCATTGAGCCCGAGCTCGGCTTCGGCGATAGGTGCCCAGCGCATAAGCGCAGCCGCAACTCGAGCCGACCTGCGTACCTTCATACGTTGTCCTAGCCAGAATCCTACCGCCCCGGATATTAGCGATACTGTTATCAATATTAGAATCTCAATAATCATAGAACCTGCCTAATCCTTTCCACCTTGAGGACGTCCTCGTAGACGTCAATCTCTCCCATCCGTTCCTTGAACACCGGAGTCCACTCGTTGGGAGGTGGGTGCAGTTGCTTCCCCCACGCCTCCCTAGGTGTTAGAACCTTCAAGCCATACCTGTGGGCGAGCTTAGCAACTCTCCCTTGTACTCGCGAGAACAGGACCCGACGCACCCGGCCACGAAACTGAAACACGCCTAGGTAGGATTTCTCTGGATCCCTCAGGTCCGCTAACGCGCGCGCATACCGCACGCGGGCGCCTTCATGCTTCGCTCTCCGCAGCTTGCCACGCACGATCGCTTTATGTACGTACATTGCGAAAAGTTTGGCCTCGTCGGCGTTGGGGTAGACCACGTAGTACATTATTAGTAGGTAGCCAGGAGTGGAAATTCTGTTAGGACGTGATCAAGTACGTTTTGTTGCTCGTCGTCTCCAGCTAAGACGTACTGATCTATGATCAGTATGAATGCAATCCAGCCGCCCCAATAGCGGAACGTTGACTCGAGTACGATATCGGTCCAGTTACCGCCAGGGGAAAAGGTGCAAGTCTTAGAGTTGAAGTAGTCGGGACCATCGTCGTAGGCGATAGACGCTTCTTGTAGTACGGAGCTGGCCGCGAACTTCGTTAGGGTCCAATCGGTTGTGCTTTTCGCTGGTATCCCTGCCGGAATAAAGGCTGCTTCAAAGTAGTCGAATCGAGGTTTCATTGCCCCGCTTGAAGTCCACACGCGGGCATTGCCGGAGGGAATGTCGGCGCCAGAGAGCGGAATATGCGCTACACCGTCCGACGGCTCCTGTGAAAAGATCCACACTGTTACCTCGGGCGCAAGCGGGGCCGCCCCAGCGATATTCATCCACCTATAATGACCGAACGTATACCCCAGACCGGCCACACGTTGACCACTTACCGGATCATTTTGAACTAGCAGCGCGCGACCATTCGCGTGTGTCTCCGGGGCAGCGACGTCGTTGGAGGCGACGTTACCTAGCCCGTCCGGCATGGTGCCCCACTCCTGGGCCTGGACCCCGTGGGGCGATCCTACGTATTCGGTAATATGGTAGCGACTATCGAACCATAGCGTAGCCGGCACTCCGGCTGGTGAGGTCTCGGCCGGTTCACCGAGGCGCGCGGACGGTAGGATCATTCGCGGCCTAACCATGATCGGCCCGGGGCGCCGGGGGATCGAGAGACCCATGTTGGGGCGAATGATCACTAACTAGCAGCCTGCCCGGGATCAGATATCGTGAGGTAGCCTTCCGACGATCCATCGGCCGCGATAGCGGCGATCTTGTGATCCTCGGTGTTAATACGTACCCAGAACGGCGTATTCGCCGGCATATAGTGGGTACCGGTGGCGGCCTCGCCGGAAGCGAGGTCGACCGCCGTGGGGTTGCTGCCGACTTGATAGCAGATATCAATGGTAGCGCACGCTATGTAGGAGCCGTGCTTAAGGGCGGCGCTCTGGGCGCTGGTGCCGCTAATGGCAACGACGTCCTTAGCGTCTCCGCCCCACGATGCTTTGTTCTGGTCCTGTGAATAGATCATGTTATTACTCTCCTAGTATAGTGGACAGGTCTGGGTCGGCATAGCATCGGCAGTTAATGTCCGATCCTGGGTGACCTACAGCCGGTGGTGAGTCCCATGCGAACCTTTCGCCGTCGAGTGACTCGTGTGATTCTCTAACTCGGTTATCACGCACAGTGCGCCAAATATAGTGGGTGACCCCCAGGTTGCTCTGTCGCTGCTTCTGGACTCGACCGTAGAACTTACCCACCTGGTCCCGTGCAATCAGTTGTGCCCTCTTTTTGGACACCCCGACCTCCTTGCGGATGTTCTTAGCGATCACCTCGTGCCGCAGGCCGTTAGCCAGGTCCCTGGTGACGAGCTTTTCTACGTCCGCCAGTAGCTTGGCCGGCACGTCCTGGATCAGCTGAACATTCTCTAGGACGAACCCTCTAAACAATTCCGCCAGCGACGCATCCTGGAACAGGTCCACGCCTAGTGCGGCCTGCATCTGCTTTTTGAGCTGTTCCCGTTGGTGGTCGGCGGTGGCCTGGGCCCATCTGTTCGCGATATTGCGGGCCTGGTCGATCGTAACAATGTCGGCCAGGCGCTTGCGCAACTCCTTTAGTAGTTGTGTGATATCCGCGTCTCTACGGGCCACCGTATCAAGCCTCACCTCGAACGAGGCCAGCTCCGGGATCAGGATCTGTTCAATGGCCTCATACAGGCGATCCGACAGTGACGAGATCTCCCTAGCGTAGGCGGCCTCCACCAGGTCCGGCGGTTGTTGCCTAGGTGGACGGCCCCGCCGCCGCTTAGCTACGCCGAGGTCGCGCAACTGGCGGATCTGGCGCTTAATACGCTCCGACATGGACTAGTCCTCGTCCTCCGCCTCGTCCTCGTCCTCTGGGGACTCGCCATCACCATCGGACTCACCATCGGCCGCCGGTGGTTGCGGTAGGTCCTCCGGCACTGGCTCTGGCTCCTTTAGTAGTTCCTCCGTCTCACGTTCGCGGAGGGCCTCTCGTAGCTCAATGTCGATCTCGGTGTGGTCGGAATACTCACCAGACCCGAACCGGCTGATCGCCACCTCCTCCGGTAGGAGTACTCCGTTGGATATATAGATCTGATCGGTCTGGGCGATCGCCAACCTGCGCTGGGCTTCCTCCAACTTAGTCAATTGCCACAAGGGCTCGTAGCTAACCTTCCAGTGGTCCGGGTCCCCACCACCTATAGCAAATAGGATCTTGTATACCCACTCCAGAGCCGGTGTGAGCTGATCGTTCTGGTCGCTAGATACACGATCGTAAAACAGGCGAATATCGCTTGCGCCGGTGGCGCTAAGCCCGGCCGGTGACTCGCCCATAAGCACGGTGACTGGCATATCGAACGCGCTGGCCACCAGTTGCGCGAACCTATCTAGCGTAGCTGGGTAATCCGTTAGGGACGTGGATTTACGTTCAAAGTCCTCACCCTCCGCGTCTAGTAGGATCGATCGCAGGTTGGATCGCTGTAGCTCAAATGCCTGCAACCTAGCCTGGACCACGGCCTCATCCCCCTGCGCCATCAGATTCGCTAGCCCTTTCAGCTTTAGGACGCCCTGGGCAAAGTCCTGGAGGATCGCGGAGATGTTCGCGTAGCCGGTTTCAAAGGTCCTGATCGTGTCTAGTATGCGGTCGAAGATTGAATAACCAAATCCGTTCTCCGACACAACGTCCTCTCTGGACGTGACCCCCTCTCTGAACGTGATAAACCTGGACTCGTGGGCCTCGAAGGACTGGCCCACCACCTCTGTGGCCTCTGTCCCGTCTCCGAACATGAGGTGTGGATGTACACGCCACATTGCGGGTTCCCCGAACCTAGGGGACATAATGTTACGATACCAGCTAACCGGGTGAAGTTCGCTGGGCTTCAGGACCACCAGCGAGGTAACGTCCCTAACTCGGGCCAGGTCCAGAGGCTCATCGTACCGCCGACCGTCTACCGCCCCAATAAAAATAGCGGATCCCCCGTAGGCCCTGGCGTATTGTTTGGCCTGGCGGATCTTAGATCGGAGTGATAGCTCCTCCGCCTTTGTGCTGGCGCTAGCAACACGCTCCGCCACTACCTCGTCCGCGTCCTGTGCAGTGAGGGACCAACCTTTGCGGGTCATCTCCTTAGGCACAATCTCGATCGCCTTTGCACACAGGAACGATCCTTTCCACAGATCCGCGGCAATCATCTCGCTAATGTAGTTGCGCTGGAACTGGAACCGCGTCGCCTTGTCACGGGAAGTTCCAAGCCCGGTCATGACGTTATACCAACCATCTAGGTGTGTGTGTTTCATCGTAAGTTAGCCAGGGCCCTGAAGGCTTGAGTATCGTCTGGATCCCCGGCTAGATGCAACAATGCCTGGACCGTGGAGTCCACCTGATCGTCGTGTTTACCGCCGGGAAAGGCCAGTAGTTCATAGAGATAGGCCTTTAGCCAGGCCTTATGCAAGGGTATCACGACGTCTCCGGCCTTGAAAATTACCGTGGTCGCCTGGGCCCGGGCCGTCTTGGAGTCCCGACCAGGGTTAATGCTGATAACCGATCTCGTGCGAAAGGCCGGATCCCGTTTCAGGGTCTCAATAATGGCGGGGCCGTTCGCCTTGTCTTCCACTAGCACCGCGCGGATCGCAGGATAGCGATCGCATATGCCCTTAATCTCGTCCACGGTGCGGGTGTATCCCCACTGGCCCCGTATCAGGTCCACCAGGATCCTCAACGAGGGGAACTCGGGGTGCTGGGCCCATACCGTACCCACCACAAAGTCCGGGGCGCGTTTGGCGGTTGTCTTATCCTTAAAGCTGGCATCCACGCTAAGCGTTAGGTGCTTACATGCCCGGGGGTCGAACAGAATAGGCGGTGGTGCGTCCGCGTCAATCTCCTTGCCCAGCAAGTCCGGCGGTGGTTTGTCCGAGTCCGTAGGTCCGCGCCAGTAGCGGAACCAGCCACGCTTGAATAGAGTGCCGCCGGTGGCGCTGGGCCGTTGGTTGAACTGCGTCTCAAAGTCCGCGTCGCCCATGTCCGCCCTAAGCTCGTCCAAGACCGACTGTGGGAACATACCAGGGAAGAGGAGTTCCCCAGGTTCGGTGCGCCAGTCCTCCCAAAACAGCTCCTCCTCGCCGTCCTCGTTTGTCGCGTAGGTCCGGGACTTGCGCTCTGGATCGTATTCGGCCGGCAGTTCTAGGATCTGGTAATTGCCCCTCTCCTTGAGATACCCGATGAGATCGTTTTCGTCCACACGTTGCATTACCACGATAAACGCATCTTTTCGTCGATCGTTCACGCGCGTAGGCAACGTCTTGCGGAACCACGTGAGTACCTTAGCAAGCGTAGTCTGTGTGAACTCCTTAATGTTCACCGGATCATCCACCACTACCGCATTACCGCGGAGTCCGGTGGCGGCCCCGTCCGGCGAGGTGATTATGCGCTGGCCCGATCGGGTAGTTTCAAAGGCGGCCTTCTGGTTGGCGTCCGCGGCAAAGTCCCACAACACTGTACCGTCTGGCGACCTGCGAAACAGGTTGGTATACCAGTCGCTCTCGATCAACCGTCGGCACCTCATAGAGTCGCGCAACGCGACGCCTTGTAACGAGTAGCTGGCAAAGATACTGCGCCACGACGGATCGTGTGCCCATTTCCAAGCGGGAAAGATCACCGACACCAAAATGGACTTCGCAAAGCCAGGGGGTATAGCTATAGCCAGACGCTTGATCCTGCCCTCATGCACGGCTTGTAGGTGGTCGCAGATCACTTTGATATGGTGGCCGTCCACGAACTTCTGTCCTGGTTCGACCACCGGCCAGGCCCGCTTTGTGAAGTGGTAGAGGGACCTAAGGCACCGCTCTCTCCGGATAGCCCAGCGGTTGCCCTCCGTGAGGACCTCACTCGCTACCATCGGCCGATCCATCGTCTAACTCCTTCGCTGGGACCTCGATCATGGCCCTATCTGCCAGATCGTCTAGGACCTCAAGCTCCTCTAGAGTGAGTTTAGACACGTCCAGAGTCTGCATAAGGTGCATATGGGCATGCTTGACCTCGCCTTTAACCGTTCGCTCCTCTCGCCAACCTGGGAAAGGGCCCTCATCGTCTCGGGCCTGGGATCGCAGCCACCAACGGCGATCCTTGATCCCCTTGTGGACGGCCATCTCGGCCTCACTACGGGCATGAGCTCGGGCCATGCCGACGGCATTGCGGAGCTCGTCGAACTCCTCGCCTGGCGACTTCCACCACCGCATAAAAGTCGCGCGATTTACACCGGACCGCTGGGCAGCGATATGCGGGGACACCCCCTCCCTTACCAGTTCGCAAATTTTGTCCAGGAGATCATCGTTGAGCTGTAAGGTAAATCCTTTGTGATATCGTTTACGGGACTGTGCGATCTCGGCCAGGGGGCGGCCGGTGACCGGTAGGTAGGCCCCACACTCACACACCGCGCCTCCACTACGTAGTGGGGCCGTATATGCGTGGTCACACTCTGTGCCTTCGAGTTTGTTGTGGGCCCTAAGGGCCCGATGCAGGTCACTGATCCTAGGCAAGTCCGTACCCCACTGCTAGGCCATAGTAGCGGGTCCGCCGTCGTTGGCCGAGCCAGCGCTTTGCCCACGAGTCCTTCGAGTACGATAGAACCAGTTCCCCGAGTGCCGAGTCCGCCACCTGGATCCGTGCATGCTCCCCGCTACCCAACACACCTATCGCGGCAACCCAATGCTCGTCCCGGTCGACCAGTGCCACGACCGGCGACCCGGCCGATAGGTGGTGGACCAGCGACAACCATGCCTCATCGTAGTGATCGTCCGGGTGTTGTATGCGGGACACCTCCCATCCTAGATCCCGCAATGCCTTTGCGAGCTGGCGCTTACTCGTCCCGTTGACCGGGCACGCCGAGGATAGGGTTGAGGCCGCTCGCTCCGTTAACTCCTGCCCTAGCGCCTCCAGCGCGTTGACAATAGAGCATGGCCCGCACGTGTACTGTGTCGATTGCAATATCACAGAACCATAATCGCCAGATCAGACCCCCCGATCAAACATCCGACACCCAGAGTCAAAAATACCGAACACTTTCGCACCATTAATCCGCCTGGGCCGAACTGTGGGCCAGTAGTCGCAGTGCGTCATACCAACAATCAGGCACTTAGCGGGGTGGGCCGAACTCGGCCCGGCCTATTGGCCCAGCAATTCGCCAGCAATATCAGACATATGAGCGGGGTGGGCCGAATGGACCGATCTAATTCCCTAACTTTATATTTGATGCAAACGGTGCTTATATCCTTAACACCTGTTCAGTAGTCACCACCTCAAACACCAAATACTACTCTTAGTAAATAGATCGGTCCAATAGGTCCATATAGTAATATAGAATACAAAAGTGGTATAGATCCTAGTGGAATGGTTATAAATTGACGCAGTGCAACAAGTGGTCCACTGT